GTAATCAGTATCACCATCAATGGCACGGATAACACCGTCAACCTGAGTGTAAGTGGCATTCACGCTATCGATATTGGTGATCCTAAGAGTCACCCGACGCATGGTGCCATCCACATCGGCCTTGATGTCAACCGTCTGGTTTGCGAGAAGGAAATTCGGACCGACATAGGTCGCAGACTCCTTCCCATAGATATCATACTTGGCCCCAAGCTTAAGATTTGCAACAGCGGTAGCACCGGAAACGGTAACAGGGGCGAGGGCCTCCTGAACGTTGAAATTCCTGCGCTGCCACTGATGCCGCCTCTCAAGAAACTTGAAGGCCGTATCGTTTACGGGCTTTTTGGCGACCCGTGACAGGTAAACGAAAAATGGCGACTCCATGGGAGAAATTTCCGCAACTCGGTCACCAAAGTTGAATACCCGTCGTGTACTATTGATGCTGATGCCCGAGGGGGTTCCACCAACACCACTGGAGTATACAGTTGCCATTTTTTATTTACGGTACGGGTTGTTGCAATTAGAATGCGTCGTTCGCATTCGTTACGGTTACAAGGCTGTCGAAGATCGCATCAGCAAATGACTTTCCCGTGGCGGGATTTCCTGCACCCGAACCTGCGGGCGCTGGATAGTTCAATCGTTGTGCTCGGTCTTGCACCGGATCTTTAACAATCTTGTTTTCAGGTGGCCTAACATTAGCATTTTTCTTCGTTCCTTCAAATGCTCTCCCCTCTGCAAGCTCAAAAAGTTGCCATATCTGGTCCTCGGAGACGTTGGGCTTCCTCATGAACTCTACAAATTTCTCTGCATCTGCTTCACTCGCACCGCGAGAAAGAGCCTGACGGCGAAACTCGTTCCTTGCGCGTACCTCCTCGGCATATCTCTTTTCCTGAACCCGGTCCTCTTCCAAACGAGCCATACGCGCCTCGTTGAGAGCAATATTATAGTTGGTCAAATCCTCTCGATACTGCTCAACAGAAACCCTGTGTTTCCACGAAGAAGACTGCGGATCAGTATAGGCGAGTTCATCATTGTAATCCCTAGGCGTATCCGGACGCTCGGGCTTTTCAACGGTGGGTTGTGGCGGCCCCGCCTGTGCTTGTGCACTCTTGTCAATGACATCAAAGATTTCCGCTGCTAGACGAGGATCTCTATTGATGTGCTCCTGAATAGGAACCATCGACTTGTATTGCTGAAGCTGCGCCTGCAACTCAAGAATTCTGGGATCGTCACCATCATAATTCTTCAGCGCCTTTTCCGTTTCCGAAGAACTAGACTTCGAAACGGATTTAGGAGCTGCATCTTTCTGCGAAGTCGCTCGTCCTTGATTCTTTGCTGCAGCTTCTTCAGGAGTGGGTACGTACTCCACGCCCGGATCAGGAATCTCATTGTTGCCCTCCGGTTCAACGTTAGAGGCCTCCATGATTTCTGAAATAGGAACCCCGTAATATGTGGGCTCTCCCATTTCGTCAAGATTCACGCCATCAATGTCTGGGTTACTGGTATGTCCTTCTGGTCCCACTGCATCATCAATTACAGAGTCAATGGGATTTTGGGAATTCTGGTTGGGTATCGGGGACGAGAAGGCATCGCTTGCGCCTGCCTGCAATACCGCCGATATGGGATCGTTAGCCATAAATAAATAGGGGTTGGTTATTCAGTCTCTGCCTGCATTTGGGAGGCTCGTGCCTGCTGAACAGCATCTGTCATCCTTGCCCCCATCAGCATGGCCTTGGCATCAACATCAGCCTTCGTCGCCTGCACTCCCCCCTTGAATTTCTCTACGATGGCCTGCTTCTTCGCCGTCAACTCATTAGTGACTGCACTCTGAACCTGACCTTCGAGCTTCTTATTCTCCTCTTGGAGTTGCTCAATCATGCCCTCAAGCTGCTTGATGTAGGACATCCTTTCCAGAACGCCCTCCATGTCCACAACATCGGACTTCTTCAAGACCTCCACCTGATCCACAAGATTGTTCTTGTACATCTCGGTGAGGTATTCCATCATGGCCCACCTGTTTGAGGGCAATGTGGAGCCGGCCACGACCGAAACATCGTAGGTTCCGACCGTAACATCATTGATCCTGCCAATGCCAACACGCAGGTCGTCATATTGAACGTGATTGGCAATGGATTCGCGAATGGTGCCATTGGGCTGCACGAGACGGACTATCTTCTGTTCTGTGTAGACCTTAGGAATAAATTCAACACACACGCGAGCTATCTGCTGCAGAAAACTCTCAATGTCATCGAGCTTCGAGCGGATGCGTCGCTGGCCGAAGTCGTCGAGGGCAAGCGTACCCTTGTAGGTATCTGGCGCTTTCGAAGCATCCCCCATCATGACGGAGAAAATTCCGAACTCGCGCTCGGCCATCTCTGTCAGCGTATTGAAATACGCAAAGAGTCCGTTGGGGAATGCGCCGGCACCAAGATTTTTTGGCTCGCCCAACTCGTAATCCACCTCGATTGCGGCAGGACCCGTCATCGCAAGCTTCCGCTCCACCTCTTCCCGATTGATGGAGCCGCGAGGGACAATAAGCTTGTTGTTATTGTTCGACGCGAGGTTCGCAAGAATCTGCATATTCAGCTTGTTGATAGCCTGCTGAATAGGCCTTACGAACGCCACATCACTCATCGTATACGGGTTCCTGTCGTGCCTATTGGAGAGTGGCACGATGGGGTAATGCGAGATAGGCAGAACACTGTTATAGTATTCATATCCGCCAATCGTAATGACGAGCTTGATCCGATCCAGCAACACTTCCCTTACCGTGATAAGACCGTCCGAAATCAGATCCCCCACGGTAATAAGGGTGAGTACGACGGGCTCTTGCTCGATGACCTCCCCTGTCTCCGGATCTTGAATCGGTGTTGGCGCCAACAGATGATGGCTGAGCTTGCTGGAACATCTCCCACGCCTGATCAAACTCTGGTCCCTCGGTGAAGAACTGTTCGGGCTGTCCCTCCTGAAAGATGTGGAATGCCGGCTCATCCACATACTTCTTCATCTCCTCCTTCGTAAAGGCACGCTCTTCGCGTACCGTGGAGTCGAAGACGTGATAGTGCCGCTGCTTGACACGAGAATACCGCTCGATCACCTTGATCATCTCGCTGTCCGTCTCCACCTCCTGCGGGCCAAACTCTTGACCCTGCGCAACGGACATGGCAACGAGTGCATCCCCGTCCTCGTCAGTCTCCCCATAGGCCGTGCCGGCAAATATGGTGATACCCATATCCTCGGCGTCAGGCCACATAGCCTGAATCTGTTCCCGACTCAAGAACCGCGCAGTCAGAATATGAGCAGAATCTCGCCACAGCCGATCACGAGACGCTGGATCGGGAAAGACCTCGAAGGGGTCTAGATCAATGATCTTTACATCACCACGACCATAGTCCGAATTGGAATCCACATAAACCTGCCAGACTCCTCGCCCCTTGATGTAGTAGTCATACGTTGTGGTTTTAAGGCGGGTGTTTCCGTCAGAGATTTCATGGATATAGCTGAGCAGATCGGTATATACCTTCGCGGTATCACGGTCAGAATCCTCGCGTGCCGTTGTTTGGTAGCGGGGTTTATTTGTCGTGAGCATTGCAACCGCCTGCTCAACAGCGGGATACAACACATTGATCGGAATGGCAGCCTGACCGCGACGGGTCAACTCCTCTTCCTGATCTTCTGAAAACTGTGCGTTGTGTACGAAATAATTGTCGTTGGACCTATGTTGGTGCCAATCCGACTGACGCACAGAATAGTCACGGTGCAGTTCCTCATTCAGGTCTGCATCCTTTGTCCTGAACTTGGCAATATATTCGGAGTCGAAGATCCTCTCTTCTCCCCGCTCCTGCATGGTCCGTAGATCGAATGAGGACATCGCTTATTTGCCGTCCGTATAATTGTAATTTGCAACCATGGGCATTGGATTCGCCAAGGTCGTATGTTCAGGCCTCTGGCCATAATCGATATCTTTGCGCTCATCAATCAAGGCTCCCCGCTCTATCTCCATGCAATAGAACAGTTTCACGTACCCGTCAATGTCAGACAGGGCATCGATAGCCGTTTCTCCGGGGACCATAAGCTTCCCCTGCTGGATATGGGTTCGCAATCTGGAAATCTTGTCCATAATGCGAATGAGAATTCCCGTGCGAGGGTCAATATCCAGAAATTCCGAACCACGGAAGTTGGCAAATGGGTCCGTTTTGGAGCCATAGTCGTGATTCTTGCCCTGCATCGTTCGCAGTGTGCGCTGGTGTAGGGCTTCTGCGTGCTCAAGAACATCCTTGCGAGTCATCATCTATTAAATCCTGTTAAATGACCATCCAGTCCTTGCTGAATCCGGGCACAACGCGCCTCTCAGCAGGTCTTTCATCGGTCTGTACTTCGTGATAGGGAATATACGCCCCCTTGCGAGCGTAAAAGAAACCATCGAGAAGGTCGTCATTCCTCCCTCGCGGGAACAACAGAAGTTCCTGTTCGAAATCCTGCATATGAGGACGCAGGTAGACCTTCCCCATGGCAAAATCTGGCTGCAGTCCCGCCAGCCGGTCGCTCTTCTTCGTCCTCGGGCTGTTCTTGATCTCCAGTCCGGGGATATGCTCTGGTGCATGTTCGCGCAGGTACTGCCGCAACATCTCCTGATAGCCCGTGGATTCGACCTGCGTACGCTGCGGACGGAAATGCTTGAACTTCCTTATGATTTCAGAGGCCAACGTAAGGGGTTTGACCCTCTTGCGGAAGTAGTCAATGGCGTAGATATTTTTGTCGATATCCATGCCTATCGTGAATATGACAGAGTAGTCAGCAGTCCTCCGTGTCGAACTCGCCGGATCAACACCCATGAAGAGATTGACAGGGATCTTGAGGGGGTTCACGAAGACCTCCATGTCAGAGGGGTCCCCCTTGGCGATAATCTCAAGGTATGGATTGCCGGCAACATCCCACTGAAGCTCACCCTTCCAGTAGCGAAGATCCGCCTCCCGAAATAGCTGGTCCTCATCACCGACGATCTCGCACTGATATTCAGAATACCATGTCGAGAGTTTGCCGATAGCCTCCGCCGATGCCTTATCTTCCAGCAACCTGTCAACAGAGAGGACTTCTGGCCAGAGTGCGCGGTAGCGATCCTTCTCCGGATCTCCCTCCTTCCACGCCTCGTTCTCAATCAGGCCTTTGTACTTCCTGTTAAACCACGACGGATTAGATTCCAGAGTATTGACAAGACCCTGAGAATGGATAGGGGTACCAATAACACCAGCGCGACCATAATGCGGGTCCAAACCGGGTACGATTCCCTTGAGTAATCCGTTGAGGGTCTTGTCTCTTGCCTCTTCGGTGAGGGTATTGTTTTCATCTTCTGGATCATCATAAATCACCTTTGTTGGCCTCTGGTGAATATACTTGAGGCCGCGCATCTGCTGCTGGGCACCACGGCACAGGATATAAACCCTACGACTGGGGGACCGTGGATCTACCAGTTCAACATCTGATACCTTCCACGAGCGGGCAGAGTGCCTGCCCCAGTATCCAAACAGGGCTCGCCAGTTATTGGAATACTCCAGAACGTCCTTGATCGTCTGGAGTAGGCGTATGGCATGGCCCTCCGTCTTCGACACCAGCACGATGAACGTGTCGTGATCGTCGTAAGCTAAATCATAAAGCGGGCCAACGCCCGCCATGATGGAACTCTTGGCATGACCGCGAGCCGCCTGTAGATTGAACAGCCGTATCTTGGGGTCAAGCCATATGTCGGAAAGCTCGTGATGAAATGGGGCGCTCGCAACCGAAAACATGCCGGGGGTAACAGCCCTCCCGAAGTAAAGAAGGTCGGAGCGCCCCTTCTCAATTATATCCCTTCTGTTCATTCAGTGAGTTCTCGGGGTGGCGCCTCCGTTGCGTCTTCAATCTCCAGCCTGCTCCAGTCGGCATCTCCCACTGGAATCTGGTTGTTCGATGACCTTCTCGCCTCGGGCTTCATATCCAACATCTCCGAAAGATCCTTGGCCACAGATCGCATGGTGGCGGAATTACCCGTCTCCCTCGCCGTCTCGAAGGCCTCCTTGAACATGTCCACCACCTTTCCCCTGTTGATACCCCGCTCTTCGAGCAGGTTTTCGATCTCCTTGGTCAGCATTTCTCTTGATTCCTGATAGCGCATCATCCGACTGAAGGTGGCGGCGGGGATCTTCTGATCCGGCCTATAGGCGATGCCTACGGCGTGCATGTCCGCATCCGACAGGGGATAACCCTTGGTGATAATTAGTGAGGCATAAAGTCGCAATGCCCTCCTGAACCTGTCGCGAGACAATTCGTCGCGCAGCCAAGGACGCAGATCACTAACGCGGTATTCCTCGTATCGCAATTCCTGCGTCCCCAGCCAGCGACGACAGAAGGGAAATGTTACCTGATATCGCTCCTCCTCAGATCCCCTGTGCTCTCGATATGGACCCGCCTTTCGCACCAACTGCGTGACGAAATCATCGTCCGTGATGCACCACTGGCCCTCCTCTGCGCGGGACCAGTGAACGTACTCGATGCCCTTTGCATCGGCCTCCTCCTTCGTATAGACGAGCCAAGCCTTGGACCTGCCTCCGAACCTCCTTACGAGTTTATCAGGCATGGTTCCCTCCTATTCAATGTCTCGTTTCTTCCTGCGATAGGCAGACCTTACGCCCCCCTTCTTGCGAGGGGCACGCACTACTGCCTCATCCTCCTCGTGAGCCAGACGCTGCCTCTCGCCCACCTCGTAAATATCCGGGAACATGAAGTCCAGTTCGGCAACGTAACTACCAATGGCAGACACGCTGTTGGAATCCGGAAATGTCGTAGCGAACCCCAGCCGGAACACCCGGACGGGCACCTCCTTGACGGCCTCGACATTAACGAGCCTCACAAATTCCGCCTCCGCCTCGGAGCTTTCCCAATTGTTCCCCGGACCTCCACCGGGGAGCGGAATAGGCTTCCCATTCTCATCCCTCTTCACGAAGCCAAGGAGAAGATCCTGGCGCCAGCGGAACCAATCCTCCAGATGCTTGACGACATCGGGCTTGGTCCTGATGATGGCGTGCCAGAACTTCTGGGGAACACGCTCTGCAATAACACCACTCATGGCTCGCAGAATGGTTTCCAGTCTCCACTTCGGTATACTGGTCTCAAAAAACTCAGGCATTAATTACTACTAGGTTTTGGAAACGAACCTCCATCCACTCCATTCAGGAGCTTGTGGAGGTTGTTCATGTGGTTGATAAACTCATCGGGAAGGACGTTCATGATGGCCATAGTCCGGCACATCATGCCCAGCATCACTTCCTGACGAATAATCATGAGGTGTATGAGGTTATCTGCCTCAAACCCCTCTCTGTTCTCGGCGGCAAACTTAAGGGCGTCATCGACATAGCCATTATACATGTCGAAGACCGCCCTCGTTTTATCCTCCTCGTTCACGGACTTAAGCCACTCTGGCGTC